AGAGGGAACTTCTCATCCGTCTTAAATTCGTGACCAACACAAACAATATCAACGTTTCTACCCTCACCAACATCAATACCTATATATTGACTGTTTTCAAATAGAAAACGATTATTACCATTCAAATCTTGTGAACCGATATCAAGTACCCTAGTATTTTTAAATCTATCGGGGAACTTACTCTTAATATTAAGACAGAATTGTTTTTGTTCTGGATGTGCCATAATTTAAATCTCCTTTTTTTCCATTTTTTCCAAATACTCAAAAACTTCTTCCTTGGGTGTATCGGGAATTTCCAAAAATTCAAAACCATTCAATGCTTTGAAATAATCTCTACCGAGTTTGATATTCTCATTCATATGTTTTTTATCTCTTCGAATAACACTATTAGCTTCTACCGTTCCAATCTCTCGGAAAAAACGATTACTATCCATAACATCCGAAAAATTCCAGAATGGGGGATGTAATTTTCTTTTTATTACTTCATAAGTATGAGAAATGTGCTCCCATGCATTTATATAAAATTCATCGATATAACCACACTTTTCAATAATTGATCTGTGATAATATGTAAATGCTCCGACACAATGAAAATTAATAGACATTTTATTAACATCATCATATTCAACACAAAATCTTGGATTTGGCTTTCCATGTTCCAAATTAGCGTGTCCGTGATATGCGAAATTTAAATGTTTTATACCAGACTTCTCTGCTAATTTAATATAGGCATCGAAGCAAGAAGGATCCTCGACTATAATATCATCTTCGATTATAAATAAATGTTCGGTATTATTATTCATCAAGTATCTAATTGCATCGTTTTTAGATACTCCAACTGATTTGTTATGTGTGTGTTGGATTATGTGGGGGAAATCTGGATAAGTGCCTTCTTTATATGGAGTTCCATCGTTTACAATAACGAATGAAGATGCCCAGGATTTGTCGAGTTTTAGGTATTTCCAGTTATCTTCTCTATTATATGTTACATAACCGATTCCGATTGACATATAAACTTTCCTTTCACATCACACAAATGAATTAACAATTACAATATATGAATAATTATTTCAATGTCAACTAAAATTAAATTTGATGTCTCAAATTCAAAATTTTATTTATAGGTGGAAATGTTCCTGTGATTTTATAGAATTGACCTTTCCAGAGAAATGTTATCCCCTCTTCTGGTACAATAGCATCAAACCCACCAATTGCTGATAATCTTTCTAATTCTTTTCTAACAGAATTCAATAGTTTGGGGTCATTGGTATTATTAATCTTTCTAATAACCTCTTCTACCTTATCCTTTATCTCCTGAACTGCTTTCTTGGGATTATTTACCATGTATGATGTTAAATTCTTCAGAACTCTCGCCCCAAGTTCAAGTATTATCAATTCTATTTTAGTAGATACTTGTTTTAATATCTTCTTGGAATCATTCTCATCAAAATCAATAACCCAATCCCTAAATGTTTCATTAGTGATTGCATTCATATTAGCCACCTTAAAGCTCTTATCTCCGAGGCCCCACCTCTTCTTCAGTCCATCCATTTCCTGCCTTGGAATCGCATATCTCGCGCCTTTGGCGTGGGTTCTAATGATATTCTCAAATACTATCTCTAACATATCAGAAAAAGAATTATTATCTTCCATTCCATATTCTTTTTGTAGTGCTTCTACCTTTCTAATAAAATATGCCTTTTGTTCTTTAAAGTCAGGAATGATAGGGAGATTGACTGATTCTGTCGATTTTATCTGATATGTTTCTTGTTTGTCTTCTTTGAGGTCTTTAATTATTTTAGCTAATTTATCCGCTGCATTCTTATCTTCCTCGACAATATTACCCTTTTCATCATAAGTTCTAATACCATGGAAGCGAAGTTCATAATTATTATAAGGAATTACATTTTCTGTATCTGGATGAATTACTTCTACAGACATCCAATTCTTTCCATTATCGAATAATTTGTCAATTTGTTCTTTTGGTAATTTACCAATAGCATGTTGCAGGTCTTTCATTGCAGCAACGAATGCCTTTTGTATATTATCTCTCCCCTCAAACTTCTGGGATATATCAACAATGGATAAAGAATTCTTTCCAAAGTTTTTGATGTGGGAGGAATTTCGTGCTCCCTTCAAATGCCCATCTATAAAAGTAAACATTAAATTCATTCCATCTGTTTTTAAACGAATGTAATTCATTTTACCTTGTAATATATCAGCGATGAATTCTTTTAGATTGCCAAATGTATTGGACTTAACATCATGGAAATGATTTAAATGTTTATAGGCTCCACCTTCTAATATCAATTCTCCGCTATTCATAATAGATTCTGATATTATTTTATTATCAAACAAATCAAATATTTCCTGATTAAAAGAACCATAGAGTTCTTTAAATAAGTTTTTCTTTGTTTCTGTATCACTTTTTGAAAATAATTCTCTTATTTTCGTTCCTGATAATTCTTCTCCTTTAAACTTCAATTCATTCTTAGGAGCAACATAATAATACCCGTGTTTTTTATAACCATCTAATGTGGTATTTTCTTCATCATCGAGATTTTTAAAATACTTTCCACTTGTTAATCTATCAGAATCTTTAGAACCAACAACATAAATAACAACCGTATCTTCTGGGAATTTACCTTTTATTTCTGTTGATTGGTATGGAACCTTTACTTTAATAATATGATCAGGAAGAATATCACTAAACATAGTTGTAATTATTTTCTTCTTCTCATCAAATGTAAAGGGGGAGCGTGGTAATTCTACCTTATCAGTAGCCGAGATATAAATATTCTCTTTTCCAAATTTATCAGCGAGTTTATCATAAACTTCTTTGTGTCCAATATGAAATGGAGACCACCGCCCACCATAGATTATAATGTGTTTCTGATCCTGTAATGATTCATTTAATTTACTATATTCTTTAATTGATAGTTTTTTATTAACCAAATCTATCTTTGCATTGATCATCTTCTCAATTGTTCCATCTCGTCTGAGTGATTTAAATACCAAATTCTCAATCGAATATTCTCCACCCTCTTCAAGTCCAGAAGTTCTGTATAGTTTCAGTTTTTTTATTATCTTGGAGAGACTATCTAAATCATCGGATTTTATTGCACTATCTATATCTGCTTTAAATATAGCTGCTTTATTTTGAACTTCCTTATCATTTATATCTTGCTTGTTTGTAATATCGGGTTTAACAATCCATTCATTTTCAAGTACGGAAAATATCCCATTCGAGTAATGAGCTTCATTTTTATCTTGTGCATATAGTTCGACTGGATATTTCTTTACTGTTATCTCGAATGTATCATTCCATTCTTTTTTCTTGGTCATCATATATTCTCTGACCATTTCAATATCTTCATTGATTTTGGAAAAATCAAAAATTACATGAAGATCAACATCACTACTATCTGACCAATTAAAATTTGCCATGGAACCGGTAAATATAATATCAACCGGTTTGACCTTTACCTTTAAATATTCAACAAACTCACCTGCTATTTTTAATAGACCTTCTCTTATCTCGGGATCTAATTTATAGTCATCCCAAAAAATAGAATTCATCTTCGCATCGGAGGATGTTTGTTTTTCTTCTGACATTTTTTATTATAGTGGAATTTGTAAATTCAAAATATAATTAATAACAGAACGAATATCTTTTTCAAGCACAGCAGCACCCGATGCAATTTCTTGTGTTGGGTGACTTCTAAGAACAGTAATAGAAGAAAGATTTGCTTCCATTGCTTGTGCGAATTGCCGCATAACATTATATGCTTCTAAATTCCCCTGCTGCTCATTAGTTAAAACAATATTATCAGTAGATGTCTGTGATGGATTTGTGACATATCCAGTATAGTGTCCTGGAATTTCAGAATTTCCGGTGGAGGTTGTAGCAACCACATCACATTTGGCTTTAGCCGTTTTCTTTTCTGCTTCTCTTAGATAATCTTTAAAACCCATGTTACATATCCTCCGTATCTATATTAAATTCTTCATCTTCGAATTGTATAATAGATGAATCTTCATTTTCCAGAATCTCGATATCATCATCTATATCATCTTTTAATTTATCTTCTTTATTATATATTTTTTTAAATGCCCGCTTATACATTGCCCGTTCACTTAAATCAATCTCTTCAACATCATCCAGTAAATCGAATTCTAATGGTTTTTTCATTTTTTTGTAATCGTATATTTGTGAAAGATTTTCCACTCTTTTTTCTGCGAGTGTGGTAATACAAAAACAAACCTATCGAATGGTTTTATTTTCTCTAAATCCACATCAACAAGACCCCAATTCTTCAAACAAAACACAATAGAATTTCTCCTACAAATATCTTCATCTGAAATATTATCATAACCATCTTCATTTCCATCGATTAAAAAAAGCTGCTTGAAATGAGCAATATAATACTTATTATCTTTCTCATACAGATAACACGATGGATATAAAATTTTTCTTTTTTTATCAGAGATACCAATCCTTGAAAGCGATTCTATAATTATCTTCTTATCTGATTTTATTTCTACTTCCAATAATTCTTTATTCATATCACAAAACTCCTTAATTGAATCACAAATATATTTATAATCAAATCGACACGGGAAGAGAAGTTACTTCTTCATAAGTAAAAATTGCTGTAAATAATGTTTCTGCATCGGAACCATGTTCTAAACCAATCGATGAAAGAGAAGACATGAATGCTTTCGTGAAAGAGATTCTATTTCTTTCTCTCTTCTCATTATCAAGTATATGTAAGTTAATAGTATTGATTGTATAATTTCTTATAAAATCTTCATAAGTAGAATCGGGTTTTCCATACTTTATTTGCATAGACCATAACATAAGTCTATAATAATTCTGGAGATCTTCCGTTGTTCTAAATGTTATTTGTAATTGTGGTAAATCAATATTAGCTTTGGTATTGGGATGCCGAATCATTACATTCTGAAAATATGATTTTTCTTCACCCAATTCATAATTAGGAAGTGTTATTGATTTTATAAAATTATCAAATAGAAACATTTCCGATTGATTTATTGTTGGTAAATTCGAAAATGTTACTTTCCAATTAGATTGATGTAATGTATTTAATTGCATCTTATGATATATAAAATTTATTTAATTGCCGATTCTAAATAAACTCATACTCGTTCCCGTTCCAAATGTTATAGTTGCTGGTGTGGCCGCTTTAGTTTTTGGAAATAAATAAGAATCACTCGCTAACAACATTATTTGACTCGATGATGCTGAAAAATACGAATAATTAGACACAAAATCTACAGAAAGTGTTGATTCGACTCCACCACTCGTGGAATTGGTACTACTTGTGTAAATAGTGGATGTTATTCTATTATTTGAAGATATTGGAATGTGTATTTTATAAGAAACAAAAAAGAATCCTCCATTTATTATATGTAATATTCCGGTGTAGGGGTCGTATGAAAAATCAGTTGAATTATATAAATCCACATACCTCACCAAAAAATTAAGAAAAGAATATGTAGACAAAACACTTACTGGGTCGGGACTACTATGCGTATGTATGTAAATTCCAGATCTATTACTATTAAACCCATTAATAACAATATCACCATTCGATACTGTTATATGTTTTCCCCCGACAGTTATACTCCCCGATGCTGAAATATTTCCACTCGTAGTTGAGATATCACCGCTACTTGAAATATCTCCATTGAAATAACTATTACCATCTGCATATAAAGCATAAGAATCATATGAAACAGATGTTGGTGCTTTAAAATATCCAGCATATGCGTTGGTTTCAACATCGGAATTTTCTTCTATCTCCGAGTAAATACCAAATGCTTCTTGGGATAATCCCGAATTCATAACATAAATTCCATAAGAATTTGTATTACTTTTCGATGTTGAAGTGGTTAATATGTAATTACCATAAACCCTTATAGATGAAGAACCACCAGTTATATTAAGCACAGAGCCATATACAGATGCAGAAACGGAATCAATACCATAAACATTAATTTCTGTTCCTATTGGATATTTTCCTGTTATATCTGCTTTGATTCCATAAACATTACCACTATTATTTTGAGAAATACAATTCAAACCAATAACTGAATTATTAACGGAACTATTTAATACATTCGCATAATATCCAATCGAATCCCCTGTATTTGTAGATTTACCATCAACATCTACATACGAACCATATAAGTTTTTCCCATACCCATTTACAATTGATTTTATACCAAAACGATTAACAGTGGTTGCATTTGGAGATGCCGATTGATATATTTCAAACCAACCACCCGTAGTTTCTCCATTAGAGTCTAATGAATAAGCATGATTGGTTATATAAGATTTCATACCAATAACTTTTTTTATACCGGGTTTTGTTAGCGTATCAAATACATTTTCAATTCCAATCATAGTTGTATATGGTAAGGTATATGTTATTGCGGTTGTATAATCTTTCTGTTCAACTCTAAAACCAGTTTTAACACTATCTTCATCATAATAATAATTAAATGCAGCACTATATCTATCAATATCATGCGTTGCACTTGTGTATACTGACATTGTACTTATCCCAGATAGTTCAGCAGTTGTACCATATGAATCCTCAATATCAATAATCATACTCTGTTTATTATATTGATTATTCAATTTCAAGACTGGCATACTTCCTTCAGATGATATATCCAGTTTAGCCTTTGGTATCCATCCAGAACCACTCGTTCCAATTGCTACCTCTCTATCATAATATAAACCAAGAGAATCAGCACTGGTTGGGACTCTTATCCAATAATCTTCAGTCATGTATTGATATTCAGCCTGTTCGTTCTGTGTGTGAAATTCTATTTCAATATCAAATTCTAAATTTGTAATATTATTTCCACTCTTCGTTTTAACTACCGTTGAATTTAAACAAGCGGCAGCAACCAAAACGGGGACTCCTGTTTCTTCCACACCAGCATATTTGGTTATATATAACCCAATCTTATTAAATTTAAAATTTCCATACGAGGAACCAACCCTACATTTATAAACACCTTTCATTTGTCCTTCACCATTGGATATCGGTGAATAACTTTCAATTGGAAAATAATTATCTCTATCACCAGTCAATGCTATATTCGTGGTATCACCTGTTATCGAACCACTTAATCCATTTTCACTGTACCACTCTCCAATCCCAGTTGAATATAAATCCGCCTCGGAAGAACCAGAGACAACATCTATCAATGCCTTTCCACCAGACAAAACAATTGTGGTTGTTGCGGATTTATCGCTATTACCAATGGTAGTACCAGTAACGGTTTCGCTACCATTTAATATTAAAAAATCAGTTTCGGATATTGTATAATTTGTTCTTTTAAATATATAATGACCACCATTTTTTATTAAAGAAGTATCTCCATATTCAACAGTATCGATAAATGGTGTTGCTGATGTAACACCATCTATTGTATGGATATCACCATCAATAGCAGGGTCATAAGCCAATAAGAAATATTTTATAGGAAAATATGGCCCATTCGTTCCTGGCCCACCGGCTTCGATTGCACCATTATTAATGCCGCCACTCGTTATAATTACATTGCTCATTTATATCCTCTTGTGATTATATTACACTTATAGTTGTGAATCGAAATGAAAATTTTCATTTTTAGATTCTCGATACTTCACAGAGAGATGCTTTAGTATATATTATACCAGAGTCTTATTCCCACTCCATATCTGTAATTCCGGTTCAACTCAACCGGAGATCTTTAAAATATTTATAATTTAAATATTTATTACTTCAAATAAGAATAGACATTGGTATACATATTTGCAGATACATATATACTATCTATCTTTCTCATAAATACTCCAACCAATCCACGAAAAACTGTATTTATTGGTTTAACACTTAATATTGCTTCTATGATTGATCTCATTCGTTCTGGGTTATCATAAAAACTATCAATACTGGAATCTATATTAACATTAATTGCAAAGTGTGGGGTCTTGTAATGCTCATCTGTTATCTCTTCTGTATCTAATACATTCCCCGAACCTTCTAAAACAAATGTATTAAAGTCACTATATTTTGTACAAAAATAATGTTTAATATCTGTTATCAAACCAAAAGAATAAAGCATAATTCTTAATGCATCATTCGTTGTTTTTATCTTATACCATGATGGTAAACTTGTAATTATAAATCTCAGATATTTATCTACTAAATCTTGTTGTTCCTCATAATTCATTTCTTCCCAATTTTCTTCTTTGGTACTTAGAAATATACCAATAGTATCTCTATTGATGTTGATATTATACCCAACATAATTGCAGTAGTATTGTATATATTCTAAATCAATTAAATCAGGATCATGAAGCTCTGATAATCTTCGTATTTTTTCCAAAACAGATATATGATTTTTAGCTTTCTTAAATTCTGTTTCTGTGGCCACAAAAGTAGTTGATAAATTTCTTATTCTCAAAAACCCATTCATATTATAAAATGAATATACATCGCTCGTTCCATCTGATTCATGAGTTCTCGGAAGCAATCCGGTTTTAACATGGAGACTATCATCAACATCAGGACTATCCGATACATAATCTAAATTATCAATTTCTCCGGGAAATCCATAATCCGAAAGAAAGTAAAAATAATTCCAGCCTTGGCTCTCACTGTTTGTTACACCAAGTTCAGTATAGTTATCAAATGTATCAATAACAGGGATATCCATGCTATATTCAAATCTATTAAAATATCCAAGAATAGGAGTAAACCCATTAAGAGTAGAACCTTCCTTTTTTCTCAAACCGAGTAATGTAAATTTTATTTTTCCAGTTGTTCTTGATTTTTTAACATTTACAATCCAATCATTTTCATCATCATCCAATTCCACATCACAACTAATATCAATGCTATCATCTTCATTTTTTATTCTAAGATATAATTTATCCTCTAAATAATAACAACTATATACCAATGTATTAGTATTTTCTGGTTTTATAGAAAACCCAAACTCTCCACCCCTAAAATCAGAATTCTCGCTTCTGTGAAAATTAAATTCAAATTCATATTCACCTTTTATCTTAGTAGCAAAGATAGAGTAATCAGGGGAGTCCTTTTTAGCAATAACCCTATTATTTGTCAAATCCCTTTTATAAGTATTCATAAAAGTTCCATCCATCCCAACAGGAAAAACATTAACAGAGGAGGAGGAATCATAAAATTCATTCCAATTACTACCAGTAAACTCATCCCAGAATGCTGTCTTGAAATACCCAGGATTTTCTATCATGTAATCTTCTATTAATTCTATTGTAGAATTATCAATTACTTGCTTTATTTTATAATATTTGGTATCATTATTTCTTCTAACATAATCACCAGATTCAAAATAATCTAAAAGATTTCCATAGGGTGCAGTTATTATACTGGTATGATTAGTCCAGACCAATTCTTTTGCATATGTAATACTGCTTAAATTTTCCGGACTAATATATTTACTGGTTCCCTCATACATCTCATTTAGATAAGTCTGGAACAGTGTTAGAAATGTTTGTATTTCACTATCTCTAAATTTATTTGGCAATAGAGAAACCAAATCGATTTCTTTATTGGTATAGAAGCGATTATTATTTATAGTAGGAATTCTAACATCAAGTACGCTCATTATTTATACATAACTCCAGCTTCAAATGTTATTTTTGGTAATTCCGTTTTCATTGTGAAATTCAAAATATCACCACTACTCATAATATTATATCTGATAGCATAATAAAACAAATTTCTTGCCTTAACCAAAAGAGCATCGAATTCAGCGGAATCAGAAAATCCAGTTAATGCAATTGTGATTTTTTCTTGTGCTTTCATATCATCATATATTTTTTTAGCTAATGTATTCCAGAACCAATATTCGGTAATTGTTGATTTATCAATAACATCATTATCTTCCATATCATGACTTCTTAGTGAATCTAACTGATCATAATCAGTTCCACGTTCTGTGTATCCTGGAATTATTGATGTCCATGAAGTATTAAAAGTTGATGCAATTGTTGCATTTAATGATTGATCTGGGGCGGCTGCTATATTAATCCATCTTGATACTTCATCACTTTCAGAAACAGCAGTATACACATTATCAGAACCACTTACTCCGAGTTCCGTTCTATCTATTTCGGTTGGTTCTATCGAAACATTACTATAAAGAATTCCAGATTTATTTTCTATAACTTCAATCAAATTCGACAAATATACAGGAACATTATAATCAGCATTCTCATTTAAATAAGAATAAACATCATTTTTAATTTTTCTTGTTGTCTCTGTTACATCTAACATCTTATTTACAAAAATAGTACCAACAAGTGAGTATTCTTGAATTATAGGAGAAACATATAAATTGCTCACCGTCATCTGAGAACGATACTTTAAATCTGTATATACCGATCCTAACTTCGATGTTGGTTTACTCAAATGTTCTTGCTCTAATCTTCTTGCATTACCCGGTGAATTTGAACAGGTTAATACCTTAAAATAATGATGTGGTGCTAGTGCGCTAATTGGCGTTGATGTTCCGAAGATATCAATATCATCTAAAACAGAATCAGACATCTCACCGCTCTCGGATGTATCACTATCCTTAGCTGTCCATTCATCATTTACTGAATTGTATTTGTATATTTCACCAAAGCAACTAAATAATGCAACATTAAATAGTTTTTCTATTGGTTCTTTATCTCCACCCTCTTCTTGTTCTCCCCATGCGATTGCATTCTTAACAATGATTGGAGATGTTAATGATTTTAAAAATGCAATATAATCTGCATTAGTAACACATCTATCAAGAGAATAATATATTCCGGGTGCATTTAATCTTATAGATTCCGTATCTTCTGTATCAGCACCACCGATAATATTACTCGTTAATTTAAAATTTACCAATGCCGTTACATTTACTGAATTTTGATTTGTTTCTAAAGTAGAATTGTATGTTATTTTATTTCCGACTATACCAATCTCATTTGCCTTCGATCCGAGAGTAGAAATATATTGTATTGAAATGTTTCTCGCTGATTCACTTGCTCCGATTTCTGCATACATTCCATCACCGAAAACAATATCTATAGTTTCATCTATATTTGTTCTCATTAAACAAACTTTTTTCGGATCCGAAATAACAGAGATAAAGTCTTGACCGGTTTGTAATAATGATCTTCTATCAATTTCATATTCTATATCAGATACATCTTCGGGTATCCCCGTCTCAAATACATTTTCACTATCATTAGAAATAGCAACTCTTGTTAATTGTACGGAATAATCAGAGGAACCATACAGATTACTAAAAGTAGAATCCGAAATATTATATGCCTGAAATTTCTTTCCAATTTGATTGTTATCTGATTCCGAAATAAATTCATATTTCTTCTCTGCTTGAATCAAATCGATTGTAATTAAATCATCTTCATCAACTAACTCTTCATCTTTATATAAGTTATAGTTAGTCTCATTATTCAATAATCCATATTGTATTGTTTTGGTATATCCATCAACTGCCAAATTACTAATATCATCCGCTGTGAATGTATAGGTATAAGAATTTTTTATAATAAATTTATTCGAACCATAAGTAAAACTCGAATAGATAGGTATTGAAATTGATTCTCCTGCCACTACACCAGCCCACTCGGTTGAACTACCATTCAATGTCATTGATATAGTTGTAGATGCTGGGATTGGTCTTTTTATAACATAACCAAGTTGCTTTGATAATTGAATAACAGAAGAACGCAATTTTGCTGTTTCTAAATATGATTCCTCTGCCCTTCTCTCGATATAATAATTAATCATATCAGTCATACCAGAAAACAATTCTAAAACCATAGTAGCAGCGGATGATTCTTTAAAAGTCTGAAATTGAGGATCTGCATTCAACCGGGTTTTAATCTGGTTCAATATATCGGAATATGTTAATTTAGAATATGATAAATTATTAGCCATTTTTTATTACACCTCAATTTGGTAATCTGATTTTTCTCTTGAATGTATTCCTGACATTATTTTTATTAATAACATATGATAAATTTAAACTTATTGAATTATCTTCTTCTGGGTCAAAATAACATTCGTCTGTTATAAATGTAATTCTATTTTCCCATGTTGATATTTGATCTATCAATGTTCTCAAAAAATTAGAATTCTGAAAAGATGAACTACTACTTAATTCAAAAAGCTGATCACCCAACGAAGAACCGAAATATGGGTTAAATATTCTCTCTCCAAAAAAAGTAGATAAAATATTTTCCAAACTTTGTTCTATGACATCATAATCAAATATTTCACCCTTTGATAGAATATCATTGGACACATCATATGCAAAACTATCACTAAAAAGAATATCACTCATAGAAGTATTTATCTTTAAATCTCAACTGGCTATATCTGTTTTTTTAACTCAGGGGAGTTTCTTCTTCCATGCTTCTCGTGCTGTTTTCATCTTTTCATCTAATATATCAATCTGTTCATTTAATTGATTTTCTTTTTTCTTGAAAATATCAGTAAATTTATTTCTATTAACACGACCATTAGAAGATAAATTCAATCTATCTCGTACATCGGTTTCCCAGTTTTTTATTGTTGCTCCTATATTGCAAGCACCAAACAAGCAATCCACAAATGCATCTAATTTTTCTAATGCTAAATCAAGACCCAGTGCTCTTACCTTAGTGTTGTATTGTGACATAAATATGTTAAAATTAACAGTTGTCCATGTGACAATCGCATTCTGTATTGCTATTATCAGATTATTAACAATTGTTTCTGCATAATTTATTCTATCTTCTATATATTCATACCACTTACCTTGGCATACATATTTTAAAAATTTGGTGGGGTCTTTTTCTAAATCCGATTGCGAGATATTTCCAAAGAAAGATTTATTAGCAACCAATTCATACAACTTTTTACATTTCATCATATCAAGACAAATTCTTTTAGCATTTTTCATTATTTTTGTATTTTTTATAATATCGATTAAATCATCAATGTATTGTTTCCAGAATTCTATTTCATCAAAAGCCTGTTTAAAAACAACATTGACAATTCTATAACAATAAGATTTAATCTTTTCACACAATTGTTCTGGGTATGGTAATACCAAATCTATTGTATTTCTTATTATCATCCATTCTATTTCTAAACTTTTACAAAAAGCAGCATCAATTCCTGGCATAAAAAACTCCTATACTGTCTTTGTTACAGCGGAAACCATTGCTGGTAACTGGGTTGCCATTGGTATGGTTGGTGGTGCTCCGAGAGAAGCATGAATATGTGTATCAAAAAATGTTGCTAATGATGTTGATTTTATTACTGATTCTGTTGCCAAATCACCACCAAGATTTATACTACTTGCTGTTAAATTTATAGATGGTGCTATCACTTCGGCTTTTACAGATGATGTTAATTTAACATTACCAGCCATTGCAATAACATTCACATCTCCAATTGCAGCTACGATATTTATACTCGAACTCGTCTTTAATGTATTGGTTGCTGCTAATGCTACATCAATTGGATCTGTTGGATCTGGTTTCTTTTGAGCAGCGAATGGTTTTATTCCAAGACTTGTTATATTCACCTGACCAGTCGAGTTTATATCTTGGTTTGAGTTAGCGGGTGTTCTTAGTTCTTCTACTGAACCACGCAGTGGATTATCTAATGGGTTTAACATTGGAATATCCTTCACCGTTCCAACCGCATCAATTCTAACATTACCTATTGTTTTTAATGAAACATCACCATTAACATTTAATTCAAATCCACCACCATATATCTTATCCGCTTCTGTTGTATCTATTGTAACTTTACCTTTATTATTAATACTAATCATTGCACCACCCGCTGCATGAAAAGTCATTGTGTTCTTTTTTCTGTTTATTGTAAAATAATCACCGGCATCAGTTTCAAAAAACAACATCGTATCGGGATAATCTTTACTAATCAATCTACTCTTATATTTCATCTCTGGTATTTTTGTTGTGTAGATTGGAGAATATATATCACCATTATCAAAATAAACTCTAACCAGTGCATTTTTCGGTGGAACTATTAAAGAACCAACAAATGAACCAACAAAATGTGAATCTGGCAATGCCCATGGTAAATCTAAATTATCAATATCATCTCCGAAAATTCCGAAGACACGAATCTTACATCTTCCTAATTTTTCAGGATCATTATTATCAATTACCTTCCCGCTATAAAATCTCAATGCTTGGTATTTTATTTCTCTTTGGAGGAATTCATTTAGTAATTTCTTCAAATCCGGATCAATGTTTTTAACAGTATTAACATCCAATGGAGTTTTATTTGTCATTTAATTGCATCTCCGTTTTCTCAACAAACGCGGGTTTATTAATTCCACCTCTACTCAAATACATTATGGATTTATAATTTCCACCATGATTAACCTGATTGACAATACCAACTACAAGATAATCACCGGAATAAATCTTATTGTTTTCATCATTATTCGTTGTAGATCTTGCAATCGAACTTATCTCAACATTTACTTTATCTAATAACTTTATTTCATCATTAAAATAACTATTAACAATAAGAACATCTGAAAAAAATGTATCTCTGATATATTTATTCTGTAAATAAGCCTTCTTATAATTTCCATGATAATTCCCCGATTTGTATTGTGTTGATGATTGTTCCGAATAAACGATATTTGATTTGATATTACTCTTCTTTTTCATCGAATAATCTGTCATTGGATGCATATCACTATCTACTACTATCGATGACATTCTACCTTTATCTAAATCATAAAAATAAGAATTAGAACCATAGGCACTATTTTTGTTATTTGAGCCAGGATGAAATCCAAATCTGAAAAAATTATATCCTAATTGTTTTATTTTTTTATCTTCAGAAGCAAGTTGTGCATAATAAAGTTTCATCGGATCCGTTGCTGTTCTAACATCGAATGATTTTAATTTCTTGGTTTCTGTAATAAGATCTTTTATATATGCATTATTATTCTTATCAACAAATGCAAATAATATCGATCCATCACCGGTATAGGAATAATCAACAATATGATTTATCATTTCGAAGTTTGACATATTTGCTTGTAACCATGTCATTCTATCTTTTGTTTTAATAGGGACACTCACATCAAAACCACAATCATTAAAAATTTCTTCTATTGCATCAGAGGAGGATGCGTTTGAAAATCCTTTGCTAAATAAAGGATAAAACATTATATTGTTTTTTAATATAGCCGTAAAACTTATCATATATGCTGATAAGTTTTCTGTATTAAGAGGAACAATGTGATAATCATTTATACAGAAAGTAGTCTTAACTCCTTCCAATTGTGAGTCTGTTGATATTTGAACAACAACTTCATCTTCATCACCGAATGGAAGAACATCGGAAAAAACACCATAATCATTGAAAACCATTTCCATGGTCGGAAGAATCCCAAAAATAGATTCCTTTATGACAACATTAACAATGTTTGCGCTTTTTACTTCAACACCGCGAATAGAAATTTTTACATTAAATGGATAAAGACTACTATTATCTTCCTGAATTTTTAATGACTTAATATCTTCTGACATAATTATTTCTTTTTATTCTTATCATAATAGATTTCAATATCAGAGAATTTTGGAATAACCAAAACCTTACCAACATAGAGATCATTCCAAATATCCTCTATATCATTTACTTTCATCAATATCCACCAATATGCTAATGAACCATATAGTCTAAAAGAAATTAAATCTGGTCTTAGTAAATCATAATCTTTTATTACATAAAAAGAATAATCTGTTTTGTTATTGAATACATCGGTTGTATTGGTCAACATATCCCGTTCGATTATAGCATCAACACTCTCTTCATTATAAAAATTTGTTCTATTAAATTTATCCATTTATATTTTTTTTAAGAAATTAAACTCCGATTTTGTTAAATCAAATGGAACTAAATCTAAATATGTTCTTATTCCAATTGGTTTATATTCATCTCCACTCAACAACCAATATGGATATTTATTAAAATTAAAATCTTTCTGTTTATCCTTTTCAGTCCATAATTCTTGTTCTTTATTCAATTCGGAAGCTGTGAAAAGATAAACATGATCACAATCTGTTTTCGCATGAGCACACACAAAGATACCGCCATTATGGGTATTAACAGCATCAATTAATTTTTTAGCTTCTTCTTTTGTCATTTTTTATCCTTTTTTTATATATCCAAATGCATTCTTTATTACATCGCTTGATAATATTTGGGAATGTATCAGTGATATTTCAATGTCTGCATATATTGGGCCTTTATCTGTTTGTTCATGAGAAAAATCAAAATCTACCGATTTTACATAAAATCCATTCAATCTAAAAAAATTAGATATATAAAGTGTGACTCGTGGGGGTGAATTAACAATAGCATCTTCTAATAAATTTCCAAGCTCTCCACCAACAGCTTTCATTACTCCAACCGTAATAACTGCTGGTTTATCTCCATTTTTATTCTCATTGCTTTGTTGTCCAGCAATCTGTATATTTGTTGCAGTGTTGGGGGGTTTTTGTTTTTTGCTGTCTTTTGGAAAGACACCAGCCATTTTATTAAACTGTGTACTCAGTGGATCGTTACTTTCGCTAACAGAACACAACTTCACTAATTCTCTGGCTTTATCCACAACATCAATATCACCTTCTTGTAAAATTCTTGTTGTTAGAGATATATTAAGATAACTACCACCTTTAAAAATTTGTTCAGACCATGCTTGTGATGTTCCAAATGATTTCTGTGTAAACATAACGCTATATCTATTCAGTGTTGAAAAAAATTGATCTGTATTAATAAATCTATCATATGTTGCATCTAATGAAAATTTTGGTTTGTTTTTTAATAAACCAGATATTAGACCACCACTCGAATCGTTTTTACTACCAGGATAAATTATTGTAAAATTTAATAATTCAGATTTAGCTTTTGCTTTAGCTTTTTCATTTTCAATCACATCTGTTATTAAAGAAAATCCCATTTTAGTTTAACCCCATATTAGGAATATCTATATTCCCCTTAGTTTGATTTTTCTTATAAATCTCATCAGCCGTCTTCTTACCTGTTTGTTCTGCTATCGCACTGGCCAAAGCAGGGGTACACATTCTATTGAATTCTTCTGCTGTCATTCCAAAAGAATCAACATTTTTTCCTCTAATGTATGGCTGAACAACACTATTATTTTTAAATGGAACCGGTTTGGCTATATTAGAACCAGTACCATCAGCCGGAGAAAACTGAATACTCGATGTATTATTGAGATCGCTTATTATTTTTTGTTTTTTGTTGGATAACTTTAACATATTTCTCAATGGATTATTACTAATACTCGGTAAAGTATTATTTGATGTGGATGTATTTCCTGGTAGAAGATCGTTCTTCAAATCTCTACCAAGAGAAAATAAATCAATCATCGTACTAAGCGCCAAACCAATCGGCCCACCAAAAGAAGCAAGACCACCAGATGCAAGTTCTAATAACGCACCCAATATATCACCTTTTTTAAATTTACTAATGGCAAGTGGCACTGATATAAACAAACCAAGGAGAGGTATTTTCTTAAATGCCCACATACCCATTTTTCCCAACTTACCCATTTTACCTATAGCACCACCAAATGATAATACTTTTTCTGCTAATTTCCCAAATACATTTCCAATTTTTCCTGTTAATTTTGGGTTAGTTGCGATTTCCATTAAACCTTTTCTTATTAATCCAGTAAAAGCCGATGTTAACTTTCCACCCATTGATAACAATAAATTAATACCATGAAATATTACCAAACCAGATTTAAATACTGCCTTTTTAATAACATCAAGATAATCTCCTTTTCCAGTAAGAAGATATCCCAGCAAACCACCAAGAGCGGTTAAACCAGCCAAAGAAAACAGACCGGCCTTTGCAGCACCCGAAAATGTTTTCTCTGATATTAGTTTCAGATATTTTGTCATTTTCTTACTATTTGATAGTACAACATCTCCATTTTCACTTCTCATTCTACTTTTAGTTTCAGGAGATGCAAATCCACTCTGTCCCAGTTTCTCTGCTAAATTTTTATAATCTTCATGAATTTTATAACTCGAATTTATATACTCATTGAGTTTTTCCATTCTAAAAACTTTTTCTTCATTTGAAACTCTATCTGTTCCACCAAGATTCTTACCGAATAACTTACCGACAAAATTAATAGATTTTCCTAAAATTCCAGTTTGATTAAAAAACCAATCCTTAATGCCATAACCCAAGCTCTTACTTAAACCTTTTAATCTATTACCCAAACCATATTCAAGATACCAATTATCTTTTATCT